TCCACGAAACAAGGTTAATGTCGATTGGTCCAAAATCAGTTTCGATCATGTCGACCCCCGTAATGTTGAGCCGATTTTCATCGACGCTAGATTGCGGGGTCCGAACCACAGTGTCGCTGACGCGAATCTGAGGCGCGTATTTACCGAAGAACTGCGCTGTGTGACGTTTCAGTAAAGCGTCCGCAAAGAGCGAAAGTTCGTTGGTCATTCCGACGTTGTCGAACCGGTTCTGGAGCATGTCCAGAAACGTGTTCTGATCGAGTATGACTTTGAGTTGATTGCTACCGTCCGACGTTTTCTTATCAGTTAAGGCACCCACATAAATCTGTGGCGTGGGTGTAAGAAACTGCGCAGGGATCGCCGTCTGCGCGTCGGAATTTACTAAAGCCGATCCTGCTAAACCGACGGATACTCCGTCGTTAATTACCATCCCGAGACCGAGAAACTCGCGGCCTGAAACCCCGTCGTCGTCCTTGCTCGAGCGATCGTCACAGATCCGCTGTTCAACGTCACGTTGCTGCTCGCGGGTCTTGTTAACGATCTCCTTTTTCATCTTCCCAAATTCAGCCGGGGCAACGTTAACTTCGTTGCTCTCGGTTGTGACATGGGGAGTGCGCCAGAACTTCTGGGTCCGGTTCCAGATCCGGTATTGTTTGTTGGTCTCAAAACTGTCTGCGTCCTTGTTCTCTGGAACGCCGTCGGTCCTGCGTCCGTCGTAAGTCTCGATGGTCCATGAGTAGAGAACGTTGCCAAGCTGCTCGCCTCGTTTCATCCGCGCAATCAAGGGCGTTTTACGAACGTCGATGTTTAAGAATGCGTCGGACAAGTCTTCGCGAACGACTTGGTCAGCAGTGGTGACTGCCGGCATTTTGAAATCCTCCTTTTTTTAGGCGAAAATTTCTTTCGAGTAGTTACGATACTTTCTCGTAACCGCGTTTAGGCGTTCGGAAAAGTTTGGCGTCAATGAACGCTTCCATCGCGTCATCGTCGCCTGGTCTGGCTTTCATGCTTTTACGTGCGCTTTCAACGTCTGCACCTCTGCGGGGCAAAGTTTGCGATGGAACGCGCCCGGTAGAAACTTGCGGCGCCACTTTGAACTTTCGCGAAGCTGCGGAAACAATTTCCCTGGCGGCGCCTGGGATGCTGTCGGCTACCCGGTCGCCATTTTTACCGTATTGCTTCTCTAATCGTTCGAGAGTCGCTGCTCGTCCTACAATTGCGTGTCCAAGCCATATCGCAATGTCGGGGATTTTCGCCAGAGCCGGTATTTGCGCGAGGGTGTCGCGGACAAATCCACTCCACTCATTGTCCCCGTCGTTCTCTGCAAACTGCGGATATATCCGGAGGGCGAGCGTGTCAGCCTGATCACGCGCGGCCAGGATTTTCTCCCGTTGGGGGATTAAATCCGAGAGCGCGTATTCGGCGTTTTCCCGCATCGTAACCAACGCTTTCCGAGTGAATGATTCAGTGATCGGTTCGCCGTTCTTGTCCTTTCCGACAATGACGTCGATCTCGTCAAGAGTTGGATTTTCATCCAACGCCCGGGTAGCTGTGGTTTTGATGTTGAGATAATGCCCCTTGGCTTTTTTTAAGCCGGGTAAGTCGAACACATCTGCCAGAGGATCTTCCCGAGTCGGCCGCGGCGAACTCGCGTCCTGCAACTGGCTTTCCAATTGCGCGGCGCGGCGCTGCCACTGATCGCGCTCAGACTCGGCTTTGTCGGCCCGGGACTGATAGCGTTTGCGTTTGCCGGTTTCTTCGGCAACACGCTTGCGAGCGCTCTGAGGCCATTGCCCCTCGGCGCCGGCTGCGGCGGTTTCTTCCTCTTCTTCTTCTTCGGTTTCCGTAGTCTGCTTCGGGATATCCTCTTCCGAGGGAACTGGAACTTCTTCAGGAACTTCCTGCTTGGTTTCCGGAGCCTTCGGTTCTTCTCCCTTCATCAAGGAAAGGATTTCCTCAGAGAGACTTTGCGTCTGCTCTTGTGCAGTTTCTTCAGACTCGCCTGTCGCCACGCCGCTTTCTTGCGGGTTCACGGATTAGCCTTCCGTGAAAGTGAGCACTGATTCTTTTTTAGCGCGAAGCTTCCGCGTTGCGGGTGAACCAGTGAAACGCCCATTAAATTGGGCGTATCACATAATTAACGAAGTGTCAAACTTCTACCTCGGTGCCAAGATCGCGATCCGGCTCGCCTGAGATACCGATTGTCCGCTCGTTAGGCGGCTTCGGGAAAAATTCCTGATTATCCGGATCGATGTAGGTGAACGGTGGCTGCTCAGCCGGGGTTTCGTGACCGGCACCCTGCCCATGTACTATATATAGATGGGAATTATTCATTGACGCTCTTCTTCCTAAGACTATGCAGATCGGAAATGATTTCTCCTAAAATCTGCGCAGCCCCTACCGCGCCAGCCATTCGGATCGGGTTGTTGACGACTGCCGCCGCAGCGGCCGCGTCGACCGCGTCCTGGCGCCGGGTCTCCAGTGTTTGCATGAGGGCCCGCCACCACAGAATGTTCTCGCTAACTGCGAAAGCAGTCTTCAGTTCCTCTGGCCCGATGGGTAGACTGGTCAGGTTAACCAGGACGACTTCCTTGGGTGCTTTAACTGACCACCATTTCAAATCACTTTGGCCGCTTGCGGGCTGCTGTAGAGCGGGTGCTGGTCCACTCTAAAAGGTACCGGCACCGGGTCCACCCCAGGTTTAAACGGCAATGGCGGTTTACCCGGTGCCGTGGTTGGTAGGGGCGCTACGAAAGCTTCTGGTTCTTCGATTAGTTCTGGTTGTTCTGGTTTCTTAGTTTTCATTGTTGAGATGCGGATGCGTACGCTAACTCAGGCGCTTGCTTGGGTTGGAAAGCCTTGGTACTTAAGGCGCGTCCAATCTGCGGATTTTGCTGGTGCTGCTGGATCTGGTTCTGATGAAATTTTACGCGGTTGGCAATCAGTTTCTGGCTATCAGGCAGTCCCTGCAAACGCTGCATCATGTTCGGGGCCGACAAAATTTGCTGGATCGTTTGCAAATGCAATTGGTGGTTCGCAAGCATTGGCATCGGTGGTTCAATTCCGGAAAGCATTGCTGTGACGTCATCGCGAACATCCCGCTTCTCCTTTTCTTGGGCACTCGGACTTACTTGATCTTGAGCGAGAGCATCGGCCGCGTCTGGGTCGATCGCCTCAACCGCCATCTTGAACATAAACTGTGACTCCTTAAAAGGCATCGCTTTGGCGATCAGGTCGAGTTTCTTGGCTGCGTAATCCTCGTCCAAGGCGCGGAAATCTATCGTCGCGACGATCTCGTGTTTGCCCTGAATCTCGCTCGGGTCAGCGTGAAAGGGTTTTTGCAATTGGCCCACCACCCTGGCAATGTCCTGCTCAGTTTCAAATTGCTGCATCAACTGGAAGCTTTGTTCGACAATTAGCTCGATCTCATTGAGCAGAGCCTTGCCTTCCTGCTGGCGATAGATCTGGGAAAGCTCTGGGTTCTGCTGATTGTAAAGCGGATAGCGCCGGTCGAGCCGTTCCTGGACGAGGCGAATAAATTCTATCGGCGTGTTGTCGAAAGGCGGGAGCGGCATCCAGCTCAGTTCGTTAGGCCGATTGACCCCGAGTACTTCGCGCGGACCAAACGTGCCGCGAACCGCGTCCACCCGGGTAGAGGGCACGATCAGGGGCGGCGCCAGGACGATGTCGGTCCGGTTCCCGATTCCGTCCAGTTGGGTCTTAATATTGATCTCGTCGGTGTAAGCCTCCTCCGCTATCCCCATCGAGGAAAGGATCGGCCGATGTTCAAAGCTTCGTCGGCCAACCACGCACGGGTATTGCCCGTGATCGTATTCCAAGAGTTCGTGTTTGGCGAACAGGTTGTGACCCCCTACTGACGCTTCGTTGAACACGGTCTTGTAAACGCGTGGGATACCTTTCTCCGCAATCGATTTGAAATAGAAATGATGCAGTTCGATCAGGTCCCGGTCGCTGTCGCTGGCCGTGTATTTCCACTGTGTCTGCTGCATCCAATCGGCGAACTCGCCCTTGTGCCTGACTGCTTCCTCGACAAAATCCTCGTCGTAAGAATGGGTGTCGACGCGGTCGACTAGTTCGCTCTCGCTGACCAGTTCGCGCATCGAAATAAAGCGAGCCGCTTGAATATTGCTTTCTTGGCTCGGGATCAGCACATCAATGGCGGGACGCAACGCCGTCCATTTGGGTTTGTTTGCGATCAGGTGGCTCACGGGCAGTTTCGCCGTTCGGACTTCAGTCAGGTCTTTAACAATCTTGCGAGCTTCATCCCGCGAGAGTACTGAGCTTAGAGCCTGGACGAGATCAGTCGCTTCATTTACACGCGAGGGATCGGCAAACAGATCAACGAGTTCAGGCATCAAAGAGCGCCCCTGACCCTGGCCTTGCGGCTGGGGTTGGCCTGGTTGACCTTGGCTTTGCCCCGCCCCGCGCAGGATGTCGTCTATCGTCGCCAGACTGATCTGGAACTGCTGGACCATGCGCTGCTGTTCCCACTCGATCCACATGAGGGATAGCCCGTAACCGTAGCGCCACCCGAAATAGAGCGGCAGTTCGCGCATCAGTTCGCTCTGCATATGGGTGTAGATCCGCCATTCCAAAAGCCGTTGCGCCACCGTCTTCTGCCGACCTTGCACAAGTGGGCGCATCGATTTGACCTGGATCTTGGCGTTCCAGAACACGTAGAGCGCGTAATTAACGTGCTCGCGAATCAGTTGTTGCACCACGCGGGTGCGCGAATCATAGGCGCCTTCCCAGGGGAAAACTTCCCCCATCTCATCGCTGTGCTGGCGCCCGTCACTCGTCTGCCCCTTCCACTCGCTTCGCCACCATAGGCGGCTAGTTTCCATGCGTTGAAAGTAATTAGTCGCATCACTTTGCGCTTGCCGAAGTTCATTCAAGATTAACTGGAGATCTGGCTCTTTAACGGCCATTCCCTCGAGCGTCTCGTCCCCTCGCCACAATGAAACCATTACTTAACGTGCCTCCAACATTTTCGATTTTTGATGGCGGAAATTAAACATTGTCGAACTCCAAACTCGGAAGCAATGACAGTCTGTGGTCGCGGATCTTGTCGGATGTTTCTCACATCGCCTTCGCTTAATTTATGCCACGGAATTTTCTCTCCGACAGCTTTGCGACCTTTGTTCATTTTGTCGCGCTCATTATCCGTGTGCGTACCTAAAAACAGGTGATCGGGATTCACGCACGAAGGCGTATCACACACATGACAGACACAGACCCCCGAAGGAATTTCACCGCGATGGAGCAACCAAGCTACACGGTGAGCATGGTGCATTATTTTGCGTATTCCGAATCGACCGTAGCCTGCGGGGTTATTCGCACCAAACCAGAGATGACAGCCTGAGAAAGGTTCCGGTGACCACTTCGCATCAAAGCGAGCGATGGTCGCATCAACCATACCCGCTCCCACTAAAACTCCAGGGATCGATATTCTGGGGACTATAACCGTAACCTCCCCCGCCATAACCAGCCCCGCCCATCGAGGAGAACTGGCCGAGGGGCACCCCGACTTGAGTCTGGCTACCCTGGTTAATCTGCTGCTGGGTCAGTTGGTTCATCAACTGATAATACTGCGCCTTACTCTGATCCAAGCCTACGTTTATCGGCTGCTGCTGCGCTTGCTGCGTCTGGGAAAGTAAACTTGTTCCCCCGCCCATTTGAACTTACTCTATATTATATAGAGCGGTTTTCGTCAAGGGCTCACCTTAGCGCAGTTCTCTTCGTGGGTTGACCACATCATTCCGAATCGTTCCAGGACAAAACGTTCAACCGCTTCCGCCATGAAATGGCCTTCGGCGTAGGGACACCCCTCGGCGTAACCGGGTTCTGCCTCTATTGGAAATTCTCCTGCCCCCTGACGGGCAAAAAATGCTTGGTCGAATTTTGATATCTCTTCCTCCGGCACATTGTTGAGCCAGACCCACATTGCCTCGACTTGTTCGTGAATAAGAATGGCGAAATTTGAAATATCGTTCCCTGTATCGGCCGCCCCGATAAAAGCAGGGCTATTGTCAGCGTTGCATTTGTAGCTCCCGATGTCGGGATAATCAGGAAGTTGTTTCCACGGTAGCGTTGCGCAGAAAAACTGGATCGGCTTACGCGCTCGCTCAGGCGCCTTCAACTGTGCATGTCCTTTATTTTTTTCTGCTGCTCTTCTTCCACCGCCACCCTATCGTGCACAATCTTATTGCAGACATCAAAATTTATCAGTTCCTCGTTCACGATCTCGCTTATGGCTTGTGCTACATCGGCCGGGTCCAAATCACGCGACAGCACCACGATCAGGCAATCAATCGCAGTGCGATAAACCACATCCGGCCCGTAACAATCCTCCAACTGGAGAATCCCGTTAAGCACCCGTCGCCATTTGTTCTTTTTCATGCTAATTTACGCCATATGTAACTATCCTCCCCAATGTAACAAAGACGCGCCAAGAGCGCGTAGCGGAGCAGATCAATAAAATCTTTGCACGCACCGCTGTCCCCATCTTTTCCGGTCCATTCTTTTAAGGCAAAAATCGTATTTGGACAACGCTCACTCACCATAAGCATCGGCACGTTGAGCCGCGCCAGACTTTTACTGAACGCTCCAATCGGAACTGTCTCATCATAATAGAGCTTGTCGTTGATCAGGTCGATCCCTTCCCGAATCGATTTACCGCTCGCGGCCAGGAACTGCAACCCGATCCCGTCCAGTTGCTCGAGCAGCGTCGTGTTGCCCTCATACTGGGTGGTCGGACTAGCCCCGTATCTACTGTCCATCCAACGCTCAAAAATCTCTTCCTCCTCTTCCCGCTCTAATATCTCTTGGCGGTATCGGCGCAGCCCAAACCCAAACGGCCTCTGGGCCGGCCCTTTCTCCCCGTCATACTTGGTCGAACTCGGCAAAGCCCACGGCCCAGGATCGCCCACACCCTGGATGTAAGCCCCCGGATGCCCGTGGCTCGGCCATTCGCGGTAAATCCACCAACGATCGTCCCGCGTCACCCGCACCCATACAAATGCCCAGTTGCGCCCGCTGCACGGGTCTAACACCAGGTAATTAGTCGATTGGGCCACCTTCTCCCCATACTTGTTTTTCCCCCACGCAGCAGGCACCTCACTCTCCCGACACACATGCACACTTTCCTTAAACATCGGAAACTGCTGCGCCGCCCCAGTCGTCAATATCCCATACGCCCGACTCAAAATCTTGTCCCGCGGCGCTCCTTTTAGTAACTCGCTGAAACGCTCGCTCGCGCTCTGCCCACTCTTCCCCTTCTTTCTCCCTTCCCACCCGTAGTAGGGATTGTCACTTATGTGAAAATAAACTATGTTCGCCCGCAAATCCCCGTCGCTCCCACTTCCCGCCCGCTTCAACCGCGGCACCATCTCAAAACGCCCGCTTGGCCTCCCATCCGCCCCCATGATCGGCAACAGCGGCGCTTCCACTTCCAGTAAAGTCCTGGCCCCATAAGAAAATTCCCTGTCCACCGCGCTAAACCTCTCAGAAATAGACGTAAAAGTCGCGATGATTAACCCACCCCTGTCCCCCATCCGAAACCTTAACGTTTTAAGCAAATCCAGGTTCCGCAGTTCATCCAGCCAAATGATATCCAACTGGTCCCCCTCCACTTGCCCAATGTCCTGCTCGTAGTTCTTAAACCAGTGGCTGCTACCACCTATCGCCAGACTGTCATCCGTAAACCCTGTCTTTAAATTATACCCCACATTGGTCTCCGCCCCAGCCCGCCATTTCCCGTTCCGCTCACACATCCGCCTCACCTCAAAGGGCAAAT